CAACGATGGCATCTATCTCTGCACCGTGACGAGAAATAACAGCAACGATTCCGCTCAGACGGGCTTATACATCCTACAAGTCCGAGCAAGCGGAAACTCAAGCTGTCTGCCTGTTGTATCGGCAAGCGATACCACGCTATCCGTCAGCGGCGGCACTCTCACTTGGACTACCACAACAACCTACAAAACGCTGACAATACTGCGTATTACGGGTTAAGAGGTGATGGAGATGGATGCAAATATCATTGTAACACTTATCATCGGCGTGTTATCGTCCGGCGCACTCGCCGCCCTTATCAACAATATGTTTCAGAACAAGCGAGATAAGGAGAGCAAGGCCACGGGCGTGGAAGCCAAGATAGGCGATATGTCCAATAAGATAGATCGGGTCATCGAGGACCAAAAGAAACAAGAGGGGGATATCCTGCGGGTGGAACTGAAGCTGATGATAAGCGATTTCCCCGAAAAGGAAGAGGATATCCTCAGACTAGCACAGCACTACTTCAATGATTTACACGCCAACTGGGTAATGGCGGCGACCTTCAAACAGTGGTTAGACCAAAGAGGAATCAAGATTCCCGACTGGTATAACGATACAAACGATTAAGCGAGGTAACAAATATGATTATCCAAGGGTCAAACAACCCGATAGCACTCACGTTCGACAGCGACCTTGCCGACATCCCCACCCTTGTGGCGACGCTTTGGGCGGGGTATGGCAATATGCTCAAGCGGTGGGATAAGACCGATATGGGCATAGACGGCGACACTGTCACTCTGCCACTGACCGAAGAGGAAACGGCGGCGATGGGTGGCGGCTCGATTATGCTCGATGTGAAGGGCGTGGACAGTGACGGCAACATCATCTTTTGGGATGAAGTCGGACTCCGTGTGCTTCCTCGCCGTGACCATTCCATCACGCTGACCTACACCCCGACCCCCGACCCCGAACCCGAAGAACCGTAAGAGGTACTTGAATGGAACAGATAAAGAGAATCAAAGGCGACAGCGTACATCTGCTTTCCGTTAACGGCGACAAGCCACTGAAGCTGTCGCAGATAAATGTAGGCGGTGGGGGCGGCACTCGCCCTCACTACCAAGGAACAACCACGTTCACGCCATCGCAGTCAACGCAAACAGCACAGACGGCGGGGCTAATCGTGGACACCAATATCATCATCAATCCTATACCGAGCAACTACGGACGCATAGCGTGGAACGGATCTGCGCTTACCGTGACTTAAGGAGATAACAATGGCTCAAAATGTAGTTATTAATGGCGTAACCTATAACAGCGTACCCAAGGTTGAAATTCCTAAACAGGGCGGTGGCACAGCAACATTCACGGATACTTCGGGAGCGACCCTTGCAAGTGGTGGTAATCTTCCGAGTGGTGTTACCGCTTGGGCAAATGATGTCCTGTACACAGGCACGGCGGCAGAGAATGATTCCACCGACCTCACCATCAGCGGTGCTACTGTGACCGTTCCTGCGGGTTTCTATGCAAGCAACGCAAGCGGCACTGTATCATCGGGGTCAGCGTCTGCTCCTGCCACAATCAGTGGCACTTCCGCTACTGTTGGCACAGGCACGAACACTCTTACCCTGTCCAAGACCATCAGCGTCACGCCTGTGGTAAGCGCAGGTTATGTGAGCAGTGGTACGGCGACGAACAGTTCCGTCAGTCTGACAGCTTCCGTCACTACCAAGGCGGCGGCGACCATAACCCCTACAACAAGCAATCAGACCATCGCAAGTGGCACTTACCTTACAGGCACTCAGACAATTAGCGGCGACGCTAATTTGACCGCCGCCAATATAAAGAGTGGGGTCAGTATCTTCGGCGTATCCGGCAGTTTGTCTGCCGCTACAATTTCGCAGGACGGTGTGACCAAAGTGCTGTCCATCTCCTAAGACTGGGGGTGGAGTAATTGGCACAGAATGTAACGATTCAAGGGGCGACATACTCCGCTGTCCCTGCGGTGGAGTTGCCCAAGCAAGGTGGTGGCACTGCGACCTTCACCGATGTGACAGACACCACGGCGACCGCATCCGATGTAGCAAGCGGAACCTACTTCTACACGGCCGCCGGAGTCCGTACCGAGGGAACGGCATCGGGTGGCGGCGGCGGTGGAAGCATCACGCAAGACGCAGACGGCTACTTGGTGTTAGACCCGAACGGTGGCGGTGGTGGGGGCAGTGGCCTTGAGTACGAAGAGGGAACGTGGACGCCGACGCAAGATGTATCGAGTTATGTTATCAGTTTTGCGGGGACGCATTCCGTAGCTCCGTATTGTTTTATGATAGTAGATGCCACGGGAACTTATGACTCAACAACAAATTCCGTTTATTACCTTGCGTATGATAATTTCCATCAAGCATTTGGCGTGCCACAGGACATTAATAATGATGGGACGTATGTTTACGGGTATGTATATAGGCGATGGAAAAATTCAGCGACCAGTACAACTGGTGGTGTATTTATGTTACAAACGCCATATACTGATTCAGCGGACTCGTTAAACACGGAGTCTCGCTATTGGGCAACTGAAACAGGAATTAAGGCAAATTCTGCTAATTCACAATATTTTCTCGCTAATCGTACTTATAAATGGATAGCAGTATGGACTCCGCAGTCATAACGAGGTGAGCAAATGAGATACTACAAGAACATCAACAACGGCTATATCCTCGCTATCGGCACAGGTGGCGGTGGCACGGAGATTACCGCAGAAGAGTATGACGAGATTATGGCGGTCATACACAACAAGCCACAGCGCACGGAAACCACGGACTACCATCTGAAAACCGACTTGACATGGGAAGAATACGAACGAGAACCCGAAGTGCCGTCTGACGATATAGACCCCGAAGAAGCACTGAGCATACTAACAGGGGGTGCGGAATGATAACGAGAAGCAAAGCATACAAGCTGAGAGAACTCATTGAAAGGGCATCCGCATCACTGACAGATGAAGAAGCACTTGATGGCGTGGAACTGTTTCCACATTGGGTAGAGGATAACGCTTATGCCATCGGCGACAGGGTATATTATGACGGAACACTATACAAGTGTGTCCAAGACCATACATCCCGATCAGATTGGCTTCCGCCTACCGCCATCTCCCTGTGGGCGACCGTGCTGATACCCGACCCCGATGAACTGCCCGAATGGGAACAGCCAATATCCACAAACGCCTATATGATGGGCGATAAGGTGAAGCACAACGGCAAAAAGTGGATTTCCACCATTGACTACAACGTATACGAACCCGGCGTAGCTGGGTGGAACGAGATTTGAGGTGACCTATGGCACTAGATACACTTGAAGTATTCGGACAGGAATACACAAACGTAAAAGGCTTCAAGGCCACCGATGACAATAACGTAGTCAAATCCTACATCCGACCGCAGGGAACCATCAGCATCAATTCCAACGGAAGTGGCATAGATGTGAGCGAGTACGCCTCTGCGGATGTAAGTGTGACCGCTCCAAGTCCGACACTCGAAACGAAAACAAAGACCTACACGCCTACAGAGTCCGCACAGACGGAAACCATCACGGCAGGGGCAGGGTATGACGCTATCGAAGAGGTAGATGTAACCGTCAACGCCATCTCTTCCACCTATGTGGGAAGTGGCATAACACGGCGAGACAGCACCGACCTAAGCGCAAGCGGAGCGACAGTTTCCGTGCCAAGCGGATACTATGAGAACAACGCAAGCAAGGCCGTATCAAGCGGAAGCGCAACCGCTCCTGCCACGATCAGCGGAACGAGCGCAACAGTCAGCACAGGCACGAACACGCTGACGCTGTCGAAGACCGTTTCGGTGACCCCGACAGTTTCCGCAGGATATGTCAGCGCAGGTACGGCAGGAAACTCCGACGTGAGTCTGACCGCATCTGTGACAACGAAAGGGGCGGCGACTATCACGCCGACCACCACAAACCAAACCATCAACAGCGGAACGTATCTGACAGGAGCGCAGACGATAAGCGGCGATGCCAATTTAGTTGCAGGAAACATCAAGAGTGGCACGACCATCTTCGGCGTGACAGGTACTTATAGCGGCGGCGGTGGCACTCTTACCGTGGCAACCAAGACCGCCACCCTGTCCGCAGTAGGGAAGACGCTGAGTTTCACAAGCCTTGCAGGAACACCGAAATACTGGTTTGTCAAAACCACATCTCAGATCAGTTCAAGTGGCTCGACCACATACTACTACATCACGGACGGCTTTTGGGATGGAAATTCGGTGAAGGGCAACAGCTTCCGCATCGGCTCGACACGAAGAATCTACTCTTGGACGAGCGGCGTGACGCAGTCCTATTCGGGCGGAACACTGACCATCACAGGGGGCTCTGCAACAGGCTCGTCACCGGGACAGTTCTACAACGGCAGTTATGAACTTACCTATGTTTACTAAGGAAGGAGATATAAATGAGCGATAAAACATACGACATCCTCAAATACATCGCACAAGTAGCATTACCCGCCTTAATCGTGCTTTACGCCGCCCTTGCGGGGTACTGGCACTGGCCTTACACCGAGGCCATCACAGGTTCGCTTGCGGCTATTGATGTATTCTTGGGGAAACTCTTAATGATTAAGAGCGATCAATTTTTCACTACGCACTTGATTATCGATGACGAAGAGGAAGGTGACGAAGATGGCAACGATTAAGACAGTAGCAGACGAGTTTCAGAAGCACTTAGGTGCATACGAATACAATGACTTCGTGAAGTCGATGATTCGTTGGTACTACGGCTACGATGCAAAAGTAGCGTGGTGCGCCATCAGTATGTCCTATATGATGAATCAGATGGGGCTTCTCTCGCAGATTGGCGGCAAGAATCAGAACTGCTATGAGATGCTGTGTGATATTAAAGCCGCTATCAAGAAGACGAAGAAAGGCACTCTGTATCTGCGTGGGGAAACGCTGAAGAAAGGGCAGGTCATTAAACGTGGTGCGATTATCTTCATTCTGCGTAGTGATCCCCCAATGGAACACGGAAGTCAGAAGCACGTTACATCTTGTGCAACCGAGTTCACCTATAAGGGAACAGGAACGTATGAGGGGTTAGGTGGGAATCAAGACCCCGAAAACGGCAAGCCCGACCAAATCTGCGTGAAGAAGTATACACAGGCCAAGATTTGGGCCATCTTCATGCCGGAGTATAGCCAAGAGAAGACCGAGCATCCCACGCTCAGACAGGGCGATAAGGGAACGGATGTCAAGAAGATGCAGAATGATCTTCGGAAGATTGGCTTCTCCAATATCACAGGCAAGGAGATGGTAGCGGACGGCAGCTTTGGACGCATCACGGCGAATACTGTAGTATCGTTCCAGGTGCTGAATAATCTCAAGGCTGACGGCGTGGTTGGGCCGAAGACTTGGGCCAAGATCGACGAACTGCTTGCGATGCCGAATCGTACTTCCGTAGCACAGACAAGAGTGAATGTCCGCACTGGCCCTGGAACTGGCTTCCCGATGATTGCCAAGACCTACGATGAGAGCGGTAAGCTGATTCGTGGGAACGTAGTGGATGAGGGAGAGAAAGTAACGTACACCGTAGTGCTTGATGGATGGCTCTATCTGCCGACA